CAGGGAAGTCTATGATGACGTGTATGATTACCTACGGGCGTACATACAGTTGATGCTGATGTGAAGTATAGTTATTTTTGGAAGTAAGAAAAGAAAGAGATTAAGTTAAATTGAGTTTTATAAACTACATTAATTTTCTTTTGAAGTATTAGTATTCCATTTATGACACGTAACACCTCAACAAACGTTAGATCATGGATGATGACTGGAGCAGAGATCGAAGGACCTTCAACAAAGTCGCATTAGAAGCCGGTTTTAATGTGACTGTAAACCACCCATACCAGTGATTGATGCCACCCCTTTTAGGGCTAAGCTAAACATCAGTAAGTATTGGGAAGTCGGAACTCACACTTCAATGGAGCACAAAGGTATACAGCAACAACGAAGCATTGTGAACACTAACGCTGGGACGAGCGACAATGGTAGGAATATTAGTGTGCTATTGGAACGACAGGAGGACGTTGAATCAGTAGAAATGAAAGGGCCAACTTCGGAAGTTTGGACAAGATTAAACAGTGAACGACAGAAGAATACAGGGGTAGAGATCTGTAATCACAGTGGTACCGAATATGTTGAACTTAATGGTTCGCATTTTTGTGGGCATTGTGTACTTCTGCACTGTTTTGTGTGTAAGTCGGAAGAGATTAGGATGGAAGTGGAAGGAGTTGGTGTTTGTGATGAATGTTATGAGAATATATTTGCTAAGGAGCCCGAACGCAAGGAGAGAATGGGCAAGCTAAATTTTATTACCAGACATTTACCATCAATACCGAGATTTCCAGTTGAAGTGAATATTTCAGCTGATGCGCAACGTGTTGTTAAGGATCTATCTAACAATATGAAGCAGGCGGGAGTGGATTTGAAGAAAACTGTTGGTAACGCTTCAGGAGTTTTTAAAGACACAGTTGGTTTGGCGACAGACAAGATGGAGAGAGTGGCGAGTGACTCAATGAGAGATTTACGAAATGAAGTTTCGAAGATTGAACAAGTCACACATGAGACGACGGAGAGTTTTGGCAGTCATATGGAGGATTTCAAGGCTATGTTGACTAACATTATTGAACCATATGCCAAAGGGGCAGGATATGTGGAAGGAGTTATCGCAATTCTTTTGACTATGAAGAATGTTGCCGATGCTAAGACCATGGCACAGAAAGTTTCTATTGTTTCACAATCTATATTTGCTTTTGGGATTGGATCTATGGTAATCACTACGTATGATATTGCGAAGTGGTGCTGTGATACAATTTCTTGGATTACGAATGTGAACAATAGAATAGAACCCCAAAGTGATACGGAGAGGAACATTTTGGAGAAGGCATGGCAGATTTTTACAGGCTTCTTTTGGACCAGGATGGAAGCTGATGTGAAACCAACGAGGACGTTCAGACCATTTAATCCACCAGTGAAGGAATTAGCTACAACTATGGGATCTGTAAAGACAATAGGACAAGCTTTTGAATACATTGGTAAGGTTTTGTGGTATGCATTTGGTTGGGTTTATATGAAGGTGTTTGGAGAACCTTTGTTGATAGGATTAAATGCAAATTTACGAGAGAGGGCGAAGAATTGGGCGAGAGACGTGGAGATGAAGACAGAAGGAATTGAGGACATTGTGTTGATGGAAGATTTGGGACGATGTGGAGAGATCAAACAATTGATGAAAGAGGGTTTGGCGATTGAAGTTTTGCTTTTGGAAGCAGGCTACAATGCAGTCAATTATCCTCCTTTCTTTCAGTTGTTACACAGAGTTAAAGGTTTCTATGATAAGGTAGAACTTGTTTTCCAAAGTTCGAGGGCACGAAAACCTCCAGTTTTTGTACATTTCAAAGGACCACCAGGGACGGCAAAATCTGGACTTTCACAAATGTTGGCAATTGATCTCTTTAGGTTAGTGGGTGTTAAAGTTCCTCTTAATAACTTGATCTATCCGAGAATGATAGAACAAGAGTACTGGGATATGTATGCAAACCAACGGGTTTGTATTATTGATGATATCTTTCAGGAAGACAACAAAGAGAAACAGGCACAACTGGCTATGGAGATCATACACATGTGTAATACGATGCCTTATCCATTGCACATGGCACAAGCGACAGAGAAAGGGAAAGTGTTTTTCACGTCGGAAGTAATATTCACGACGTCGAATGCGAAACAAACACCAGCTTTGTCGTTAGATCCAGAAGAAGGAGTGAACGCTTATAACAGAAGGAGAGATTTTGTTTTTGAGGTTGCACTTAGACCAGGTTATAAAGTAGAAGGGAATTTACTTTATTTCGAAGGAACTCTGATCAAAGATTATTCAAGGGATGCTTATGATATTAAATTATGTGACTCTTTAAAAGAGAACATTTATTTGAAACAAAATTTGGGTTATAAAGAAGTGTTGGCACTCGTTTATACTAGGTATCTCATGAAGAATCAAGGCATCACTAACATTGGTACATGGTTGGATGATCATCCAGTGACAGATCTTGTCAGTGTGGAGGACATCAAACTGATTGCTAGTGAGGTGATGGCTGTAGCTCAAACTTTGACAGATAAGGAGGAAGAAGAGGAGGATCCCTTGGAGATGAAGAAGAAGGATCAGTTTCAATGGGGTCATCAACAAAGGGCAGATCTGCATCAGTTTGCGATAGTCAAGGATGGGAAGATTATGGATGGTGCTGTTCAGGAATTGGAATCTCGTTACAATGGTCATTTGAATTGGGTCTGGTATTGGAGAAGAATATGAATTCGGTTTTCATTCTTCGTACATGCTTTGCTAAAAACGATGATGACAAATTTAAGACTCTTCACAAGGGACAGATTTTCAAGATGCAGTTGATACGAGGTCAACCAACAATTTGCCAAGAGGGTTCACTTTGGTTATTGCCTCATGCAATACAGGTGGATGAGGATGATTTCGAAGTCGTGATGAGGAAGAATGTGGCTTTGGCAGCAAAGAATTTAAATGCGACGGAGGCGTGTTTGAGATTGTTGCAATGGGAACAACTAGCCACAACAAAATATCGGGATCAGGAGAGGATGTTCACTTGTTTGAGGTTATTTGGAGGATTGGCCACGACATGTGTTCTTGTAGGATCTGCATATTGGATTCTTAAGTACCTGTTTAAACAGAAGGACTTAGGAGAGGAATTTGAATTGGTAGAGGATCCCATAATACCACAGACGGTCGTTGCAGGCAGCAAGAGTACATCACATAGGGTTGTGAAAGTGCGGAAAGTACTCAAGAGAAATGGAGCAAGAGCAGCGAATAAGGTGACAATGACGAATGCAAAGCCACAATTCTTGGAAGAGAGCCCTTTGGAAGCTTTGTTCACGAAGGTTATTTTGCCAAACCAAGGAACTTTGACTGTCAAGAGAGGAGATCGACATGCAACAACATATTTTCTTGCAGTAAAAGATAGGATGATTTTTACTGTGAAACATTTGTTGTTGTCATGCAAGGATGATGATGGTTACGTTGATGGGAATGCTGATGTGATACTCTCATTGAGGAGAAAGGAGGGAGAGGTTTATCGTTTCAAGTTGCGAGATTGTTTGGTGACAAGTGCTCCAACGGATGATTTGCTCTCATTGCTTCTCCCAAAGCAAGTCCAACCTTTTCGAGACATTCAACATCATTTTGCCACTGATGAGGAAATTGCTTTGAATGATTGTTCAAAGACGATGATGATGGAGCCACGACCACAACCAGTTTTCTATGTTTCTACGAATACAATTAAGGGAGTTGAAATTGCATATCGTAGTGATCAAGGAGAGTTGATTGTGAATGAGCACACTTTGAGGTATCAGATACCCACAGGAACGAGGAGAGGAATGTGTTTTTCAATCATTGCTTCTATGAATACTCAAATGAGAGGTCAGATCATTGGCGCTCATGTCTCAGGGTTCAATCAGCAAGGAAACGGAACTGTTCTTTCGAAGGAATTGATACAACAACATGAAGCTATGTTGTATCAAACGGAGCCACAGGCGGTCTTGGATTGGATAGTTGTGAAACCAGAGGATGCCTCTCCAATGGTGCCTTATGGAGAAAATACGTGTTATTTTGGCAAAGTAGCACCAAAACTTGCTCACAGATGGTCTAGTAAGTCTCAGATTGGACCTTCTTTGATGCATGCGGTGTTGACGGAACCTATTTCACACCCTTCGCTGCTCACAAAGGATCCGGAGAATGAGACGAGATGGCCCCTCAAGCATTGGGCGGAGAAGATTAATAAACCTCAACCAAAACCTCTAGATCATGAACTTATGACGGAGATTAAGGAGGCTTTCATTGATGCGACACCAGCACCAATTGAAGTTAAGGTTTGGAATCTTGAAATGGCCATCAACGGGAGCAAAGTTCGACCACTCAAGTTCACACCACCTATGAACATGAAGACGGGTAAGGGTTTTGATCCTGATAACCCAGAAGTTCGGAAGAAGGCTGATTATTTCGAACCCCATCCTACTAGGAGAGATTGCTTCGTGTTGAAGGAGAAATACGAACAGGAAATTCTTAAGATTATTGCGGTTGTGTATAATAAAGAATTGAAGGACGATGACCTTTTTATGGGAGAGTTGAATTGGAAGGATGAAAGACTTCCTCTTGAGAAAGTGGAAATTGGTAAAACACGCGGGTTTGTGTGTATGCCAACTTTTTACTATCTTCTCTTTAGGATGTATTTTGGAGCATGGATGGAATGTTACTCATTGGACAGGGACAACAATGGAGCAGCTGTAGGTGTCAACCCACATTCACTGGAATGGACAGGAGTGGTGAATCGGGTTAAACAACAGCTAGGAGATGATTTCAAAGTACAGGATGGTGATGCAAGTGCTTGGGAATGGACTGTTCACCCGGAACTGCAGGACATGCAGTTGGAAGAGATCGAACATTTCTACAAGACTCATCAGAGGGACCTTACTGATTATGAGTTTGAGCAGGAGATGCGTCGGGTTCTTTTCCTCAATGGTACCCATCATTCATTTCTTCTCGTGGCGCGAGACGTGTTGCAAATTGACATGGGGGAGTTTTCTGGGAAACCAGATACTTTTCTATCCAATTGTTTTGGAAATCAACGACTTCAAATCTATTGCTTCTGTAAAGCAGCAAAGAGATTGAGGGAGATGATTCGAAACGGCGATCACAAAGCGGCTAGAGAATATTTGAGCAAGGGTGGTGAACTGATGTCTGAGGAGAAGTTCAATTGGTGGCGAGGGATGACGAAAGACTTTGACATCTATCCTAAGAATGTTCGAGAATTTATTGCTTTGCTTTTAGGAGGCGATGATTTCTTGAACTTTTTGGCTAGGTGCGCACAGTGGTACATTTTCACTATTTTTGTTTATGAAGCGAAAGAGGCAGGATTTACATTCACGAATGCGGATAAAACTGATATAGTTTATACCGTTCGTGATTTGAAAGACTGTCGTTTTCTTCAAAGACAATTTAGAGAAGAAGAAGGTGTGTACTTTGCACCTTTACCAATGGAACTTATTGATGAAATCTTAAACTGGCAGAGTGTAACTATGGACCCTAGAGTAGCGATTGAACAAAATGTTGATTGTTGCTTAAGGGAGATGGGACACTATGGCAGGGTAGAATTCGTCAAGAAGAAGAAGATTTGGAACCATACTTTGGTGGAGTTGGGTTGCAAACCAAATGGACTTACTTATGATCAGTGGTTAAGTGAGTTCATGAGAGGAGAGATGACTGTTGAGAATCAGGTAGAGAAGTGGATGCTTGATGAACCAATGGGAGAGGCTCAAATGGATAGTGGGATCGTGGAGATGACTAAAGAAGAGAGAGAGGCTTGGGAAATGGTGAAACATACTGGTCTCGATTGTCAGGATTGGTTGAAGAATTTCCGTGTTTTCATGAAGGATTTTGAAAGCAAGGGTTTTCCTGGACCAGATTTTGACAAATTCATGGAAGGACTTGTGAACGATGCTTACGATTACGATTTTCCTTTTGAGGTACCAGATATGCCGTCTGATACCAATGAAGAAGAGAAATTTGAACCGCAAATGCGTTTATTCGATGAATATGATTCCGAAGACGACATGTATTATCACCACGTGGATTGGCCTAACGGCGATTATGATCCTTTTGAAGAAGCACGATTATATTATGCTGATCTTAGGGAATGTAACGCAGAGACAGAATGGCTAGAGAGCGAAGACGAGGAAGAAGAAGACTTGGAAATAATTATTGAGGGAGTTAAATATTTATTTGGAGGGGAGGCACAAGGTTGGACTTCATTGGCTGATTCGTTCTATGGTGCTTATAACTTCAAACCAAGTTTTACTTTTTCACAGAGTGGAGGCGGTTGGGAAGCTTCAGCGGATTTCTGGGGTAAGAAATTCACTGCGTCCGCAAAGACAAGGAAAGATGCTATGCAGAGCGTCTACGAGGAGGTTGGGAATTTCTTTGAACTCTGGGAACCTACAGAGCAGAAGGCTGGAGTACTTAATTTTGATGAGACTCGGTTAATTCAGAAAGTTACGAAATTTGTACCACAACCTTCTAAAGCGGAAGTACCAACACCTGCCCCAAAACCAAAACCAGTCATTGTTCCTGTGGCTGATTTTGAAAAACTCGGGAAAGCTGATGAACTACCTATTCAATGGTATGCCTATGAGCAAGAATTGCTTGATTTATTCGCAATGGCTCAAAGACGTTTCATGATTGATAGAGTTGGATCTCAGAATATCGCGTTGAAGGGGG